AGCGTTTTTAAAAGATGCCGGAGTGCCTTGGGAAAACGACCAGTTGAACAGCGAGAACGTGGTCTTTTCTTTCCCTACTAAATCTCCTAGTAAAAGCGTTTGTGTTAACGATGTTGGTGCGGTAGATCAGCTTGAGACTTGGCAGCTATACAATGATTACTACACTGAACACAAACCTTCTGTCACTATTTATTACGGAGAAGATGAGTTTTTGAATGTGTGTAACTACGTGTGGGATAACTTCAATACTATGAGCGGAATAGCTTTCCTACCCAAGAGTGGACACACATATCAGCAAGCACCTTATGAAGAGATAAGTAAGGAGATGTACCTCTCGTTAAGTGAGGCTATGCCAACGAAGCTTGATTGGGATAAATTAGTTGACTACGAGAATGAAGACAACACCTCTGTTCAACCTGAACTAGCCTGCAGTGCTAATGGCTGCGAGTTGTAATCTTTCGAGATGTCACAAAAGACACCCGCCGAAGCGGGTGAATGAGAGGTCTTCACCGAGTCCAAATTACTCGGTTTCACCACAAACGGCTGCTACAGATTTATTGTGCAGCACGATTTTCCGCTTATCTTCTAAGGCGATGCCGGAAATACTTTTCTCGGTAAGGTAAATAGCCTTGGTGAACTCACAGTCTTTAGTGAGCACCTGCACTTTTTCAGCAGAGGCAGCGCGGTAAGACCAGAATGCAGAGGCAGCATTAACCCCTCCCAGGGCGAGTTCTGGCAGGATCGCGCAACCCGGCATCAAGCTCAGTATCATCATACTCAGCAACATCCTTGCGTACTTTGTTAACAAGTGTTTGAATACCCCTCCTTTGGCGCTCAGTTTCTGCCCGAGTGGTCTCACGCTCCCACCTACGGCCTATCCAGATTGCCCCTGCCAGTGCCACCAAGACAGCAAGTGTAGTCCAAGTCAAGTTGAGATAGAGTCTTCCGTGACGAACCTCAGTACTAGATTCACACCACCCATAATCACTGCGACAGTCTCAACCTGTACCTCTGGGGTCAGAATATTCGTAACACCAGCACCCTCAAGAATCACTGCGAGTACGGCCAAACCATTCGCCCAGATTGTTTTACTTTTGTACCATTTCTTCATAATTTACTCCTTTCCTTTAAATAGCGAAAGACGAACCACAACCACATGTCGTAGTTACATTCGGATTACTAATTTCAAAATGACAGGATTCAAAGCTCTCCGTGTAATCTATTTTAGCCCCGTGTAAGTACTGAGCACTGATAGGGTCCACAACGAGCTTGACTCCCTGATTCTCAACTATCAAATCCCCTTCCTCTTCCTTTTCGTCCAAAGTAAATCCATATTTAAATCCAGAACACCCCCCACCTGATACAAGAACACGAAGATTTAACTTAGCCTCGCCCTCTTCTTTTAAGACCTCTTGTACTTTTAAAGCTGCAGTGTCGGTGAAAATAATCATGTTAAGAAGCGTCTTCCGCAGCTTCGTTTATGTCAATAGCGCCCAAAATAAAACCCTGCTGCTCTTCAAAAAGATCCCTAAAGTCCTCCAATTTCATAAAACTTATTCCCGCTTTACTTTGGTGTTTGGCATAAATACCATACAACATTTGAAGCTGTTCCTCAGTATATAGAATCATCACCACCCCCACGCACAGCCACCAAGCTTATCCTAAGTAGCACCCGCGTAAAGTCACCACAACGCAAAGTGCTAGCATCCCCACTACTACCCACTCCCACCTACGCCAATCTCTCCAATTAAAATTTAAACGCATCTGCAACTCCTTTTCTCTAAATAGAACAGTGAAAATATGCTAAACCTATTACGGCATTATTCCTGTGACCCTTTGCTTCTAGTTGTGCGATAATTCTCTGGGCTTCTATTATCTCTGATTTAAGAATATTGTATTGGGCTTGTGTTATTATACCAGCCCTTAACTTAGTACCTAAAAAAACTCTCCAACGTCCGATTAAAAGCTCTCGGTTCTTTGCAGGAACCAGTACCTCTATGAACTCCAGTACGTGGGTGCAGGCCGTAGGTACAGAGGACTCAACAGCAACGGCCTCAAAAGACAACGACAACAGAAGTAGCAAAAACACCCTTAATCGGCGTGAGCAACTGCATACCACCATCCCGTACAAATGTATTTAACCCCTTGTAATGGCGGGTTGCCCCGGTGTTGCCAAGGCCAAGCTGCAGGCCATATAGCTAATCTACCGGCTTTGGGTTGTACCCGCATAGCTTGATTTAAGAACTCCGTTTCTCCACCCTCTGTTATGTCATTCATGTACAAAGACCAAACTAACCGTCTGGCTGATGCTTGAGCCTTGTTCATCTGCTCACTGTGCCAAACGTGATAGCCGCCTCCGGGTTCTGTTCTTTGCATCTTAACGTTATAACCTTGGAGGTGTAGCTCCACTCCCCCAGGAAATAAAGACAAGTAATCGTCAAGATATGGTTGAAGAAGGCTGTGGATCACCCCTGCTAGGTGCGGGGAATGGTCTTCAATCATTATTGAACTGTCTTTTCTTCCAAGGGACGATTGAAATTGACTTTCGCCACTAAAAGAAGACACTTCACTAATCTCGTCAAACCTTTTTATTATTTTCTGTAGTGTTTCCTCATCTATAACATCATCATAAGCTCTTATAAAAGAGTCCATCATTAGAAAACCTCTCGTTTGCTATTCTTCTATAGGATCTTCAAAAGCGTCTTTAAAATTATACTTACGCTCAATTCTTGCAAGCTCCGTTCTCCAAGCTCCTGTGTTAGGTTTTCTGCGTGCTCTTGCTATAACTTTCCAAAAGTCTTTCCGGTTTGAAAGGCGTTTTAAGTTTGTTCTTGGTGTGTCAGAAAGTAAAGAATGCAACGCTGCTTTTGAAGGCACTACTCCTTTTAAATCTTTTGAAAAGAAAATCTTTCTAGCCGCTGCTTTACCTACAAGATTTTTTAAATCTATATAAAGTTTTGCTAAACCTTGTTGAGCAGCGTACTGCACTCTTAAAGTTTCTTCGTAATCCTCAAGTAAACTTACAGGATCAAGTTCTATATTAGGGTCTCGTAAAGATTGTTGTAGTGTTTTATAAAATTTGTTCCAATAAGCGTTAGCATTTCTATTTAACTCTCGCAAAGCATATCCAGAAGAGGTTTTTAAATTAATTCTATGTGTTTTCAAAGCCCCAGGATTAAATCCTTGTCTTTGTAAGATAGACCCTAGTTCCGATATATCTTTTGGAGGCTGTCTGTATTCTCCGAAAGCCTTTGGATACATAATTTTTTCTATAGCTTCTGGCATAGCGCCTACAGCGCGAGTAGCATCTGCAGATAATTTAACAAAGGAAGGTAAAGCACTGCGTACAAATGTTCTTGTGTCTTTAGCAGAATCATAGTTAGGATCATCTAAATTAGTTGCTAAATTAAAGAGTGCTTGGCCTCCTTGTAAGACTAAACTAGGATCAGTAAACGGCGAGACAAAAGCCTTTGCAGCTTCAAGACCTTGGTTTCGTAACAATTCATTTACTGGTGCTCCATCAGCTATTCCTTGCATAACCGGAGCTACTACAGCAGTTAGCGGCTGGTATGGATTAGAATAATCCCAAGTAAGGTACTCAGCTTCTAATGTTTTAGGGTCTAAATTCTCTAGTGTCAAAGCGCCATATTGATGAAAACTTGGTAAAAAATCTCTAAGGCTTTCTACTTTTTGTTCGTCATTTCTTTCAGAATTTAAATGTTGAGAGATTGCAAAAGGAGTTGCAGCCAGCCCATACATAGAAGCCATCCGTGTACCGCCTTTAGTTATTAAGGCTTTGTTTCCCAAGGCATAACCTTCTTCCATTTCTTTAGCGCCTAATCTAAAAATATTCCAAGCGTTCCTAAAAACTTCTGCAGGATACGCGGAGAAATTACCTATAACAGGGACTGCAGCCATTTTCTCTAAAGCCAAAGGTACTCTAGTGTATACGGGCATAATGTTTAAAGTTTTTTGTGCGGCTAGCTCCGCTATAGCTTTCTCTTCCGAAAAACCTTCGCGACCAATCTTTGCTCTTTGCGCAGCTAACGGCCCCGCACCTTCTAACTCAGTGCCTCTCCCAAACCCTTTATTTAATGCCCTAATTTTAATTAATTTTTGTTCGGGGGTTAGTGTTTTCCAAAGTTCTTTTTCTGCCCCTAATTCAGAAAGATAGGTTGATATTTTG